GAGACATTGATCTCTTCGCAGATGTTCTTTATGTACTTATACGTCTGATCTTTAAGCTGCTCGTACGAAGATGACGTAATGACGCATCGAGAACGGACTTTGGAAAGGCAAAACCAGACAGCGAAGGCGCTAATAACGACCTGATCTTTTCCGCTTCCGTTGGCGGCGACAAGATTGTAGTATAACGGCGTCTTGTCGGTTGGTCTAACTTTAGGCAGATCGAGATCATTGATGTCGGTGTATCCTGCGAGTTGAAACAGGGTTTCTGCTTGCCACTTATAGAGCTTTAAGTCGGGCCTGTGCGCGAGGAGAAGATCCGCTGGGGTATCAATTTGATGCGCGATGTAGCGCTTGCTTGTGGGCGTCTGCTCAGTTACGGCAACAGCTTCGGGCGCCTTGGGCGGAGTCTCGACAGCTTTCTTCTTAGCCTCTTTAGCGCGAGCTTTTTCGGCAGCTTTTTCCGCCTCGAGAGCTTTACGAGCTTGAACGAGCTTGAGGGTATCGGGCGAGATTGGAGCCTTGGTCATATGTTAAAGGGCCGGGGTTTGGGCGCCGCAGGCTGTGATTGAGTTGGGGATTGAGTAACTTGTTGAGGTTCAACTGCGGACGCCTCTACGGTTATTGGGGCCTCGACGACAGTGACTTCTTTGGCGGTCAGGCTTTGGCCACCAAGCGCGGCCCGGGCGCGCATGGCCGCTGAGGCATAAGCTTCATTGATTTTGAGCAGCAACTCGCCCGAGCCGACATTAAGATCAAGATGTCGCTTGTGATATCCGCGCTTGGCGCCATGGGCATACTTAGCCGCGTTCAGGCGGGCATAAACTCCGCTTTCTTCATTACGCGCTATGTCCTTAATGATGCCCATCATCTCTTTAGCCTCTTGCTCAGAGACATCGTCGGTGATGTCGTCTTCCTTCAAGGCTTCTTTCCTAAGAACAGCAGAGCCTCCAACAGCCTCAAGCGCAAGACGCACGACCATAACGTCTATCTCCAAAGCGCCACTTATCTCTTCACAGCTCATCCCAGCCCTTCTAAGGCCCAGAATCTGATTTCGCATCATTAAGTCACTCATAAATATTCCTCCACAGGCTCATAATTAAAGAGAAAAGCAAAGACAAAGCCAAGAAAAGAATACACTTTTAAGGTCTAAAAAATCTATAAAATCTGGGTGCATTCATGTTCGAACATTCGCAAAATTTTTCGGGTCTTTCCTGTGGGCGTCGGGGATGCGTTGGAGTCTGATGCATCGGAGATTGATGCATTGAACAAGGATGCATTGAAGCTCTATGCATCGAGAAGCAAGGGATCGTGGCGTTGGGTACATAGAACTGCGATGCATAGAGGCGCGAGGCGTTGCCAGGTCGAAAATACCTTGAAGTTCTATGCATTGAAGCTCTTTGTAAATAGCGTTTTTGTGATAAATGGTGTTTATGAATAGGAGATTTCTCAGATAAATACGCTTTTTGATAAATAGCAATTTTGCGCTTAGGGTTAAATTAGGTCTAATACCATATAAACGGGGGGACTTAAGTGTTTAATATATCATTTAATATATTAAATCAGACGTTACCTATAAAAATATAGTAATAAAGCTAATTTAACTATAAGCGATCTAAGCCAATTTATGAATAAGCGTATTTTTAAGTTACCCTTATCCCTTATCCTTATTTATAAACAACGATTTTTTAGTGATAAATCCTCAGGATTGCGTGATTTTCACGCCTTTTTTTGCGCAAAAAGGCCAATGTTTAACGATAACGCGTGATTCTCACGCATTGGATGCGTGCTTTTCACGCATCGTTTTTGGCTTTTTTTGACCACTTTTTGGCTTTTTTTGGGCAGGATGCGTAAAAGGGTTTATGAATAGGCTCTTTTTGCGCATAGTGAGCAAAAATTGGTGAGTCATGGAGTGTGACGTTAGCGTTAAAGTGTGACGTTTTGGCTCTTTTGACAGGTTGGCATCGGGGTTGCTTTGTTGGGGTCGCCGCCGATAGGTGGCAAATCGGCAGCGTCGCCGTCGCGCTCACCTTGTGAACCGCGATTTTGGAGTCGCCACGCCGATTTCACAAAAAGCCTGCCCGACAGGCAGGCACCAACGCGCCCAAAATATGACCCGTCCAGACTCCAAAACCTACCAGACCCTTCCGTTCGCGGAGCAAACCGCCGTCATCCTCAGGTTCATGGCCGACAGCGGCCACGCCGTGACGAACGCCGACAAATTCATGGCCGACTGCTGCGCAGACCGTGGCCGCGCCGAAAAGCGGGCACGCATCACGGGCACGGTCTGGAAAACGGCCACCATGATGCCGACAGCAATTCGCGCCGACTACCCGCGCCTTGTGATGCTATCGGCCATGGAAGAGGCCTATCTCCAGACCCTCAAGGCTGAAAACGCCGTCCGCGCCGTGAACGCCATGGAATAACCTACCAGACAGCAAAACACGGCGGCCCTTTGCCAAGGGTCGCCCTTTTTGCTGCCCGGATTTATTCCGACGTGCGGCGTTTCTTTTTACATATTCGCAAAGCCAAGTGTCCCTTGTGCTGCCCGGACGCGATTCACACTCGCATCACGCAAGCAGCACAAGCCACAATCTCGCGGAAGCGTCACGCTTTGCTTGGTTTGCTTGTAGGTTGCTCGCAAGTGTTACAAGACACAAACCGTGCACAAGACACAAGCAAGACCGAATCGGCCCTTTGTAGGCAAACGCAAGGTCCATGCCTTGCCCTTTAACTACAAACAGAACCGACAAGCTTCCCTCTGTTGGCTTCCCTCGCGTATTGACTGACAACAAGCAAAAGTCCGGCGCAAACCAACAAGCAAGCTCCCGTTTGATTGCATAGGCTTGTCCCTACGCAAGGCATGCGGGCGTCCCTTGTGGATTGATAATTGCAAACCCGTTTAACCAACGGAACGCGACCAAATTGCCACAAGCGGACGCATAGTGTCTGGGATTTGACGTATCCTCTACAGTCTTCCTTTTTTCCCAGTCTTCCTTTTATCCTCTCTTATCCTACACCGTCAAATCCTAGACACTATGCGTCAAACAATGACACAAGTAATGATCGACGAAGAACTCTGTCGATTGAAAGGGATGGTCCACCAATCAATGGCCCATCGAATCGAAAACATCCGTGGCTTTGCGGATAGGGACAATCCTAACCGCGAAGAGATTGTTTCACTCTGTGACGAACTCAAGCGGGAACTCAAACGCATTGCAGACTACAATCGTCCATGAGATCAAACCCAACCGCGGCGTTTGACAAGTCACAAGCAAGTCAAACGCATCTCAATGCAGTCAACGCACAAAAGCGGCTTGCCGTGATCGCGTTGCGTCATACAAGCAAACGACAAGCAAAGCATGACAAGAACTCATGCCATAAAGCACGTGCTTGGCGTTGCAAAGGTACTTTTGCAGTTCCGGCTTCTCAGGTTAAGTTATCCCGCATTGATTGGATTTAATATGAAACAAACTACACTAGAAAAAATCGCGTGCGGCCTCTTTCTCACACTAGGCACAAGCGTCTTGCTTGTTACCCTTTACTTTTTTGTGAAAGGAATACTTTATCCCTGACACAATTATGTCAAATCAATTTAAAGCGGGCGACATTGTTGTCCGTAAGGGCCGCCAAATGCGCGTTCTGCGAGTGGGTATGTCGGAAGATAACCACGGAAAGCTCCGTGAAGCCGTATGGTGCGCTGACGTGAAAGAACTCGTCAGAGAAGAAGCTGGAGAAATGGACAACACTTGGGGTTACGAAAAACCGTTCAAGGCCAGCGTTTATCCGTATCTTTTCTCCGAAGTTCAACGCGCTTAATACAACCGCCGCAGGCGGTTGCCTTGATCGAGTTTTGGTTTAAGACCACAACGCGAAGCTCTTGTTTTGTATTTAAACAAAACAAGAGCTTTTTTCTCGTCCCTGTGTAATGCTCACAGGCTGATGATGGCCCAGCAAGGCCGAAACGAGGAGTTATGAACGAAAACATGGTTCACATTAAAATCGCCAATTTGGCGGTCAACCTTGGCTGCAGCGTTTTGATGAACGAAGCGGGAGAAATTGCTCTCCTGCAACGCTTCTATGACGACGAAGGCAAGGCGATTGTGCGCTTTGCCCCGTCGCCGTGTAATTATCGAACGCAGGAAAATTGGCTGGCTCTGATAAGCGCCGGCGATGGGCGTTTTGCTATTTGCTAAAGTAAGATATGAAACAAGAACCTGTTGAAATACAAGAACAAAATCCCACCCTCGAAGACTTGCGTCGTGAGCTTAGCATCTACGACGATGAGCCTTCTGATGATGGTCCGGGATGGGATCTTGGAAAGGAAGAAAGTTTATGACCAATAGATGCTTAGTTTGCAAAAAACCACTTAGCATAAACTATCCATCGACTGTTGTGCGTAAGGCAATAAAGCCACCGCGGCAATCGCGACGATGGGTTGTGCTTGGTTCCGTTCACGATGAATGTGAAAAGTACATCATACTAGAAAATGATCCTTGGAAAAATAGATCAATTAACTTATGACAAATCGTTGCTTAAGATGCCTCCAAGTTATTGACGCCGATAGAAAAGCTCTCGGCTTTGATCGCTGCATCAAATGCGCCCCACAATGGACCTACAAAGGCGCTCTCAACTTCGGTCACAAGACCGGCGGGAGTGTTCAACCAATGCACCCTGATGCTTTTAGGGTGCATAAGCGCGTTACTGCGCGCAAGGCAAAGGGTACAAATGGCGCAGCGTTTCAGCAAGGAACTTGTGTTATAAACATAAAGGACGCATAAAATGATCGTAATAATTAAAACTCTCGACAATACGTTTCACTATTGTCTCGTTCCTGTTTGCGCATCAAGAGACGTGCATCAGTATGTCAACCATCTCAAACATACGCATGTCACGTTTCTAGATTTTCATCTAGAGCCGTATGAAATAGGTCAGATCCTCGGAGGTAACTAATTCTCCATAAAGCACAAGCCCTTCAAGGAGGGCTTCTCTTTGTGGAGCTTTTCTTTATTGTCAAGAAATAACTTGGCACTTCAAGAGCTCTATCGCTTTGCAAGTCCCGTTGGTGATGAGCGAAATGTCTAAGGTCGCGCGACCATAAACATCCCAAAATAAACAACCAACAATTCAGAAAAACATAAAACATCATGAGCACTAAGAACCTCGAACTCGTTGCCTCGTTTGCTGGCGCTGTCTTCCAGAGCGACGCCGAAGGCAATCCTCTGTTTGCCACCGCCGAGCGTCACGTCCGCAAGACCGCGAAGTCTCCCGAGCGCACCGTCTCATTCCAGAAGCCCGTCTTGGCGGTTTCTGATTTGCAATACTATATCAAGCGGGGCGAAGCTCTCGCTGAGATCCCGACCGAGCACGTCACGAAGGTCAAGAACGAAGATGGCTCCGTGACCGAGACCAAGCGCATCTCCAACGCGCTGAGTGATCTCGTCGCCGAGCATCTCAACGACATCAGTGAGGATGCGTCTGAGGCCTATCTCAACAAGGGCAATACTCCGGACTATTTCGCCGCCTTCATCTACGGCGTCTCTGCCGATCGCGAGACTGAGAAGTCTGTCCTCAAGAAGATCGAGAGCATCCGCGCCGAGATCGGCTCGATTGTGTTCGCCCTCGCTGGCGAGTGGACCGAAGACACTGCCCGCTCTCTCAACGTCAGCGACAAGGATGCTGCGATCGCGAAGCAGTCGAATTTGATTGCCAGCCTCGCGCAGCTTCTCGCCAAGGCCAACGAGCTCAGCGCCGCGAAGGCCAAGCGCGAGGCCAAGAAGAGCGCGAAGGTCTAATAGTTTTTACTTCCTCACGAAGTAATCTGCAATACAAACTAAATTACAGAGCCTCTGTGGGAGCAATCTCACAGAGGCTTTTTCTTTAGAGTGTCCCACGCCTTGGCATCTTACAGGTGCCAAAACTTGGCACACTAGAAGCTCCTTTGCATAGGCTAATAACCACCTCTAGCCGCAATGAAATACTCTCTCGCCCTTAGTCAGACGCAAAGTCTGATTCTCTCGCCTCAGCTGCAGCAATCTCTTGCCTTACTACAGGCTCCTCTCTGCGAACTCCATAACCTGATGGAGTCTTTCACGCAAGATAATCCTTGCGTTGAACTTCTTGATAGAGATACTCCGGAAGAAGAGATCCTCTTTCGCAACGACAAAGCAGAGCCGCCGCAAGACATGCAGTGGACTTCTTCTTACAGTCTCCCAGACAAAGAAGAAGTTCCTTTAGAAAATAAATCGTCGCGCGGAGAGACTCTCGAGGAGTTCTTAGAAAGAGAACTCACAATAGCTCAACACGACCTGTCGATTATCAACCTACTCGACGACCGCGGATTCTATACGGGAGAGCTTGATGCTTTGACCACAAGTCAGCGTGATGCTTTGCGCTTTATCCGCACCTTAGAACCAAAAGGTCTCGGTGCTTTGAGTCTCGCAGATTGCTTGTGCTTGCAGCTCGACGAGAGCTCATTAGCCTATCGCATTCTCAAAGAAGACGAAGACCTCTTTACCCGAAGACAAATCCCTCTTCTCTCTAAAAAATACAATGAGACCTTCACGACCATAGAGAATCTTTATAGGTCTCTCAGCAAACTCAGATACAATCCAGCCTCAGAGTTCTCCGCCTCAACACACACGCCCAAAGATCCAGAGATCTTTCTCGACAAAGACTTCAACATCACAATACCCAACGAGAAACTTCCTGTCTATCGAGTCAATCAGACTTATCTGAACTATCTCGACAAACTCTCCGCCGCAGACAGAGAATACATCCGCGAGAAAGTAAAGACTGGAAAGTTCTTAATAAGATCCATAATGCAGCGCCAGTCTACTCTGTTCAACGTAACAAAAGCAATCGTTGATTATCAACAAGACTTCTTCCGCACGGGACAGATCAAAGATCTCAAGCCTCTTATCATGGCGCAGATCGCGACCGTGTGTGAGATCCATGAGACCACCGTCTCGCGAGCGGTCCATAACAAATACATCAGCACGCCGCACGGGACATATGAGTTAAGATTCTTTTTCACCTCAGCCATCATAAACCACAATGAAAATACCATGCAAAGTAACCTATCAATAAAGAATCAGATCGCAGATATCATCTCACGCGAGGACAAATCTCGTCCTCTCAGCGACGAGGATATCGTAGTGCTCCTCAAAAACACAATCGCTCGACGCACAATCGCCAAGTACAGAGCCGAACTAGGCATACAACCCTCGCATCTCCGTAAAGTTTATGCTTCCACAAAATGAAAAAGAAATCTCAATCCCCACAAGCGAAGCTCTATGGGGCTTGCTCTTCCCCGCCTGTTCTTGTCATGTCGATACAGAACGAGGTCATTTCATCCGAAGAACTCCAGGGAATAATCTTGCCCATGCGATTGTTGCTTCAAATGAAACAGCGGACTGGATCAAAGCTCACTGCGCGGGTGAACATATCCATATTCAGAGAATCGACGAGGACGGATTATCCTACAGCGTCATCTGGGACGCGACCGAGTGGAGCCTCTCGGACGAACGCCGAAGAACACTTCGTGCAAACCACCTTGCCTCTGACATATCCTTCCTCCATAAGAAAGCGGAAGAACTCAGGATCGAGATGATCGCCGATGCTTTAAGTAAGGCTAAGCTATTCACCAAACAGAAAGCATTCGAAGTCGCCGCCGCGATCACATCACAGGGCGAGGAAGTATATCTTAACAAATCCCGTCAGCTAAACGACGCTCTCAAAGGAGCGTTCAACAACATCAACTGTTACTTTCCCATCGAAGAAGTTCTCCGTATCGTAGACACAAGAAACATCCTAAATTATGAACAAAAACCTACAGAAGAAATGCCAGAAGGAAGCAGCGCGTCTCAAGAAAAAGATGGACAATGCCACCAAGAAGAACGTGCTCTTGCGCCAGAGACTTGACGACGAGGCCATTGCACTACATAAGAAACTCACGCCCTTGCTCAACCGGCGGGACGCAATCAACAGATCATTCGCACTCCTCGACAAGCCCACTGCGGAGAGCATTGTCTTCGGAGAGTACATCTCTCTCATCAGCAGGACGCCCCAAGCCTACGGTTTCAAGGACGCTGAGGAAGTGATCGCGAAATTGATGGACCTATAAAGGATCTATAAGATAAAACTTATGAACATATTCTCAACACCCGGCGGAGTAAAGAAGTCTACTCCGGCAGAACCAACCTATACCTCCAAAGAGGACAGGCTTCAACAGACCGCCCTCACGACCGCGCGAGCGCAAGCAAAGAAGCTCACAGATCTCTATCGCAGAGAGCCTTTTGAGTGGGACTTTCTGCAGCGTGAATTAAATCTCACCACAATCCCAACCGTAAAGCTCGACTACGCCACGCTGCTAGGCTTCCTTCAAGGCTGGGTTAATCAAGCCCCGTTGCGCCAGCAGCGAGAAGCTATTCGCCTCGCCGAAGAAGCAGCCTTGCGTGAGAAGCGCACCTATTCCACCATCGACATCAAACTCCCCAACGGCCTAGACTTCAAGCCACAGCAGAAGAAAGCTATCGCCGCGTTGCTCGATGTCTTGTACAAGGACAATCTCAACGGCGCCCTTGTTCCCTTAGGAACGGGCAAAGGTAAGAGCTGGATCGCAGCGGGCCTTGCACTCTGGCTACAAAAGCATGACCCGCAAAAGTTCTGTAACTTTCTCGGTCTCTTTCCGCCTATCCTAATCATCACCAAGAAGTCCGTGGTGCTTGACTTCCGAGAGACTCTCAAGAAGCTAGGTCTCGAAAGCGTGGGCCTTGCCGTCGACGTGTGGTCATACAACGAAGTCTTCTCTACGAAGAACAAGAACTTCTTCAAGGAGGAAACCGTGGAGATCTTTGGCCAAGCCACAAAGGTCATACGCTTCAACCTCCCAGAGCAAGCCGCTCCAAAGCTCATCATTCTCGACGAGTGTCAGGAGATCAAGAAGGAGAAGTCTAAGCGCACCAAATATCTCGAAGCCTTCCTTCAATTCCCATCTATCAAGTGGGTCTTCACTTCCGCCACGCCCGCCGTGACTGTGTGGGATACGATGTTCATGACTCTAGCGATGCGCCTGCAGTATGGTGCACGTCCGCTCACGCGAGAGACATTCCCAGAGTTCGCTCGCACGCTAACTCTAGGCGCAGATCCCCGCTCGGCGAATGCGGCCGCCCTCGAACGCTGGGCCGGTGCGCTCGGAGACAGACTAGTTAAGCCACCGGGCGATCCTCAAAAGGTGAAGGCCCTGAACAAAGTCAAGCTCTTTGAGATCACTGATCCCGCCAATCAGAACATGCTCAAGAATGCGATGAAGAATTACCTCGAGGCTATCGAGCGCACTGGTCGCTCAATAGATCCACAAGGTCAAGTCATGGTCGCCTTCATGGTCATGGCCCGAGCGGCCGAGCTTGCGACCGTGGACACATGGGTCGCCGACGCAATCGCTGCCCATCAACAAGGCTATGCGCCCGTCATTGCGATCCGCTTTACCGAGACTCTCAAGGAGCTTGTGATGAAGCTCTGTGATAGTGAATACTTCAAGTCTAAGGGTCTCAACAAACAAAAGATCTCCCTCATTTGGGGCGGCAACAAAGAGATCAAGCCCGAAGAACTCTTGCCTGAGACACGCGCCGCGGAGATCGCTGCGAAGATGGGCATGTGGATTCTTGACAATCCGCACGAGGCAAGAAAGCCTAAGGCCGAAGACATCGGCATTACCAAAGAGGAGTTCCGCTCTTTCCACAAAGGCATCAAGTATACCTCAGAGCGTATCTTCCGAGAGATGACAAAGGATGCATTCGCTGCGCGCAATGAGAAGCTCCGTGAGATGAAGCTCCACAATCAGAACCAAAAGGAACGACATGAGAACGTGCAAGCGTTCCTCAATGGAGAGACAGAGTTCTGTATCTATACCTTGTCAAGCGGTGGCACAGGCATCTCACTCGACCATCGCTATCAGCACACACGACCACGCAAAGTCGCATCGACGATGACCTATTGGGCCGAGGAGTTTGCTCAAGCTCTCGGTCGTTGTGTCCGTATCACAACCCTCACCGACACACTGCAAGAGATCTATGTTCCCGAGGGCACAATCCTCAGCGATCACATGGCTCCTAAGCTGGCGAGGAAGTTGAAATCAGTAGACGCAATCGGCTCATCGAATGTCGATCTTGCAGGCGAACTTGAGAAGGCTGTGCGTGATAGAGCCACAGCAGTCAAGCTCACCGCCGAAGATCTCACAGCCGCCGAGTCTTCGGGCGTCGTTGAAGTCGAAGAAGAAGATGACGAAGAGGAAGAACTTGTAGAAGCTAACTAATTAAAACATATGACAAACCAAAGAAAAGCAACACACATCACCCGCAAGAACTACTATCTCACACTCGAGGAGAAGCTCTTTATCAGACAATACATCCACGCCCATCCAAACCTCACGCGCGTGCAAGTGGGCGAGCACTTCGGAATCTCACGGGGCACAGTAACAAACATCAGCAAGATTCCTTATCGCAAAGAACACTATGACAAGATGATCTCTGAGTTGACCAATCTGAAAAATCAAATGGCCAGCAGGATCTCTAACCTCGAGCTTGAGATCAGACATCTACAAAACAAACTAAAAAAGTATGAGTAAATATCATCAACGCGGTAATCAATTCGTACCCAAGCATGTCTATGGTTCACTCGACGAAGAGTATCTTGACAGAGAAGAGATGGCCGCCGCGCGCAGAGCGATCATGAAGTATAAGCTGAGAGATAATGGGCCTTCGATCTACAGCAAACGCAAAAAGAAAATCAAACAATGAACATCCACGCAAACGTCCTTAACACCGCCGCCGCCGACAGCTTCCTCGATAACATCCGCAAGGATGTATTGAAGATCACAGGCGATGCTTTGAAAGATAGCAGCATCCACAACATCGCATCATGCTATGCCACGCAAGATCCTGTCACCAAGCAGATGCTCACGGCGGCCATAACCTACGCCGAGGAGAGCCTCCAAAAATACAACGTCCTAATCGAAGGTCCGAGTGGCACAGGTAAGGAGTTAGTTGCAAAGATCCTAGCCCACAAACGAAAGCCCTTGAAGGCTATGAATATGGCTGGCTTGACTGACACACTCTTTCAGTCAGAACTATTTGGCTACATGCCCGGCGCCTTCACTGGCGCTAAGTCAAGAGGCGACGTGGGCTTCCTTCGCGCGGTCGGCAAGGGCACTGCTTTCCTCGACGAGATAGGCGAGTTGCCGCTGGCGCATCAAGCTAAGTTACTAAGGGTCTTGCAGGATAAGACAGTCTTGCCCGTCGGCGCCGTTGATCCTGTGCCGATTCAATGTCGCTTCGTGTTCGCGACGAATCGTGATCTTCTCAAGATGGTAAAGGAAGGATCTTTCCGAGAGGATCTTTACTTCCGAATCAACGAACTCGGTCTGAAGACTCGTTCGTTATTCGAGCGGGGCGTGCAGGAAATAAGATGCGTCGCATCAGCCATTATCACAGAGGAAAACTGGACACCTCTCGGCGAGCGGGAACACTTCGGCGACGAGACATTCTCCTTTGGGAATGTTCGTGCGCTGAGAAACTTGCTCCTCAAAAGAGAACTAGGAGAGATTGAATTGCCGGAGTATGATAAAGGAGAATAAACAAATGAACCTAAAAGAACTAAGACGACCGACACTTGGCGAGACGCTATCCATTATCGGATGGCTTACACTATTCGCCGGGCAGCTTGCCTTATATCAGCAGAACTCCAACCCCGACCCGCGAGTGTTGATTCAAACAGCGGGCGACGGGTGGAGCGTTCTCAACGACGGCACGCGGTCCAACATCTGGATCGTGTACACCAAGAAACTGCAGACCCCCACAAACGGGTACGTCTATGCCTCCTTCGATAAGGAGGCCAAGCCGTGAGCGATACAATCAGCGACGGCGGACCGGCATTTCCAACGCCGCCGGGAGTACAACACAACGACGGCATGACCCTCCGCGACTACTTCGCGGCGAAAGCCCTGCAAGGGCTCCTTGCTGATTCAGAACGGGAAGGAACATGGTCAGAGTTTGCTGAGGATGCATATTCATGCGCCGACGCGATGCTCAAAGCGAGGGAGGCGAAATGAACAACATTCTACTCAACTCAACCGATATGGAACCCAACATGATCCAATTGAAAGAGACCGGCAAAGAAATCCTAACGATCCACGCCGACGGTCGCATCACCGTGTCTGAGGATCTCAAACCTACCGAGACAGCGGCGAAGGTGTTACAGATCATGCGCCTTCAATGGCTGGCAGACGCACAATGCGCCAAGATCCGCGAGCTCAACGAGCGAATCAAACTGTTGGAGCACGGCATCGCCAAGCAAAACCTCGAGATCGAGCAGACATGCGGAAAGGTGCTCGACTACCCGTGGTTCAAGGACGACCAGAAGAACTTCCCCGGAGCGACCGAAAAGGACGGCGTGTGCGTTGGGGAGCACGTCGCCGAGACCATCGCGGCCGAGCTGGCGCGGAAGTACACGGAGGCGAAGGAGCGCATCAAGCGGCTGGAGGCTGCGGGGGATGAGATGGAAAGGTATATCTTCGATCAAACCAACACTCGATGGATTATATGCGCTATTCAATGGCGCGAAGCCAAGGAGGCCAAGCCGTGAAGTATCGCAAAAAGCCAGTCATCATCGAAGCAACGCAGTGGTTCAAGAACGGGGACCATCCGTTGGACTACAGCAAATCGCACGATGGATTTGAGAACGGTGAGTTGCGCCAGTTCTCGCCAGAGCATCGCAAGCAAATGCAGTGGGAGGGCGACATCGTGCGCTACTACCGAATGCCGGGTGTGGACGGAATGACGAAGTGCAAGCATTGCAGCCTGATCATGCACGACCACGGTTGGATCGACACGTTGGAGGGTGGGCACATCGTCTGCCCCGGTGACTACATCATCACCGGAGTAAAAGGTGAGCATTACCCGTGCAAGCCAGACATCTTTAAAGCCACCTACGAGAGGGTGGAGGAGGCCAAGCCGTGAGCTTAGAAATGACTGTCAAAATACAGTGGCAAAAGGAACAGATTTCATTGCTAAAGCATCGCATCAAGCGGCTGGAGGAGGCTTTAGCTTGGTACGAAACCAAAGTTTCGGACTGCAACCGACAAGGACCAGAAGGTGATGCTGCGCGTGATGCTCTTGCAAAAGACTACGGGCGCAAAGCCAAGGAGGCCAAGCCGTGAATACCGTACCAGACAAATGTCCGTTCTGCGAGTCGCCGATCATGGTTCATGTCGGTAACCTGCTAAGATCGGAGGATGGCGGATTCGCAACCTACAAATGCAAGACCGTTCAAGACGTGCGGTGGGACGAGAAATACATCAGGGATGGACAATCTGATGTGTGTCGTATTCTTGAGGTTC